TCTCCAAATGATATAATGTTATTTATGTTTTTTATAGTTAATAGACTATTTGGACAAAAAAAACAGGACCCGGAGGCCCTGTTCCAACTTAAAGTTTTTAAGTTTAATTTTAGCTGAAGCTAAGATTGTTAACTGCAATCTCGCCAACATAGTCACCAGCGTTACCAAACGAACTGGCAGTATTAGTGAGCTCGATGTAGCCATATCTCGTCATGAAGCTGACGACTGGCTCGAATGTGGACGGATCCAGTACCACACCACTGCTCATCAACGGAATGTATGGGCAGTAGAACGCTGGAGCGTCTGCTTCGCTTGAACCCTTATAACCAACGAGAACTGGTGTGTTATCGTTTGCATAAGAGTCAACAAATACACGCATAGCACCATTCAATGTACCGACAAACTTGGTGTTTGTTGGGGCTTCGAATGTACCTTCTGTAGTACGGGCAAATGCTGATGTTGTAGCACTCTGGAGGACCGTGAGGGCCTGTGGGCTAACAACAGCATAGTTGCCTGCACCGCGACGGGTACGCTGTGCGATTTTGTTGGCAACACGGTTGATAAGAACTGCAAGGGCAGCGTGCTCATCACCGACAAATGTGCCTGTGCCTGAAACTGTTGACTGGTCAAAAGTCTCTTCAACTGCAGCTAGGCTGCGTAGGCTGAGGAGAATCTCCTGATCGATTTCAGCAGTAATCTCTTGTGCAAGAGCGGCCATGACCTCGGCTTCGACATCAATACCGTGCATGGACTGTGCGTCCTGAGCGGCTTCGAATGTCCAGCGTGCTTGCAACTTACGTGTTTTGGCTTCAACGGCCTGCTTGAGAATCTGTACGGAAATATTACGACCGCCTGATCCTTCAAGACCTGCTGTTGGTGAGCCACGGAAGTCTGAAGCTGTTCCGCCTACACTAGCAGAATATGCTTGTGCGATTTTGAAGGGGCTAAGTGCCTCTTCGCCAGCAGTTGTGCTTGTGGCGGCGGCTGAGTTATCAGTAACACCATCACCATAACGTACACGCATTGTGTGAATTTGGCCAACTGGTCCTGTCATTGGCTGAACACCAACGAGCTCATTAGCAATAACTGTTGGCATAACACGACGGATAACTGGTAGTATTACACGGTTTAGTGTAGCAACGTTACCTGCCATTGTTGTGCCTGCAGCTGATTCCTTGAGGTGCTGACGCGTATTCTCAAGGATAACCTTCATGCTGGATCGACGTGATCCCTGTAGTCCTTCTAACAGGGCGTCTTTAGTCTCGTTCCAACGGCCTTCGAGTAGTTCTTGTGACATTTGTATGTCTCCTTTTTCCTTATTAAAGTATTAAAGCCCTGCTAAACGCTTCAGGTCGATCACGTTTGATTGTGATTCGCCATCCTGATTTGTCTGGGCAGTTTTATCTCCAGTAACCTCACGGACAGATTCTGTAACAGTCTGTTTTTTGGACTTCTTGTTACCATTCTCTGCCAATACGGCTGGTAGATATTTGTCAAATGTCTTACGCAACCGTGAGGTCTGGACATTTTCTAGCAAATTCTGCATAACTTCTTGCTTCTCTTCATTAAGAGGAGCCAGCAACTCTTCCATAACAGCGTTACGTTTGTTACCTTCTTCAATCATACGAATTTTGCGTTCTTTTGACTCAACAATTTGAGTTTGTTTCTTCATCATTTTGGTGGCTTCGGCCAACTTTTGATCTTTGTCTGCAAGTGTCTGCTTTAGAGTACGCATCTCAGCATTTTCGTTGAGATGTGTAGTACCAAATTCAGATGCAAATGCTTCAAAGATACGACGACCAAAGGTGTTCTCACGAGCAGCTTTGATATCTTCTTTAAGTTGTCCAAGTTCAGCTTTAAGATGTGTGGCAACAGCCTGACTCATCTTGCCAGAACTCTCTTTGACAAATTTTGTCTTGAGTGTTTCTAGCTTGTCGCGAGCTTCTGAAACCAAGCGAACACGTGTTTCCACAACTGCTTGCTTGTCTTTCTGGAACTCGGCGATTTCTTCAGCCAGTGCACGCGTTACAAATTCTTCCATTTTAGAAAGTGATTTGCTCTGCGTGGTGCGGTCTTCACGAAGTTCGCCAATTTCTTCAGCAAGTTTAGAAACCATAAAGTCGTTAAACTTAGTGGCATTTTCTTTTAGTTTGCTGTTGAAACGGACGCGGTCTTCAGCTAAGGCTTTCTTTTCTTCCTTTACTGCTTCGACTTCTTTCGTAATACCGTCTGTAACCATGCGATCTATTGCTTCCACCATTACCTGCTTGTCATGCTCGTATTTTCCTGCGAACTCCTCGCGAAGTTCAGCACGAATTTCATTACGAGCCTCATTCATTTTAGCTTCCCAAGCTTCGGAGATCTCTTGGCGAGTGTCTTCGTTGATTAGGTCGCTGTCTAGTAATGGTTTGATAGCATCTAACATGCGTTTCTCCCTAGATTTTCAAATCCTTGATTAAACGAATTACTTCGCTTTTCAAGTACTTTTGAACTTTGTTGTCCGTTCCAGCTTCCTTTCCCATTTCCAGCAATTTATGACCATTCTTCATATTAAGAAGACCTTCATATATCGCCGTTGGATATGCGTTAGGAGCACTGGGCTGGGCTACTACATCGACAGTGACAATTTCAAAGTCACTGACATGTCCGTTTGTGTTGTCAACATTGCCGCTTCCACGACTTGACACACCTAACTTTACTCCTGATTGGAGCATAGTTTTTACCAATTCACCCATTGGAGTTGGAAGTATTTTTAACTTTCCATATCCATTGGGTCCGTCCATCCACATGCTTGTTATCATATGTGATACACGGTCTAGATTAATTTTTAAGTCATCTGGATGGTCAACTTCACCCAAAACAGAGTTTCCACCCGTAATTTCTTCATTAAGAGTAGCTACTGCTGTTTGGATTTCATCAACTGGGTACACCCGTTCATTAGCATTTTTTACACCGCCTTGTATGCAAATGCCTTTCATGAACAAATCTTTACCATTCTCTGCATCTTCTAGCACTATTTGTGCTGCATCGAATGTAAGGTGTTCCTTAAGATAATGACTCATTCGTAATCCTTACTTAAAAGTGCTTTGCGTATTAACTTCGCTTGGCTCTGAATCAGTGGCACTTGGGGCAGCACTTAGGCTGTCAACGTGCGTTGTATGACCCATGTCTTTTGCGTCAGGTGCTTTACGACCTTTCTCATCGCTATCACCCATTTTAACTGGGTCAGCATCGATACCTTTGGCACCTGAGTTTGCAGCAACAGTGCTTTCACTGTGTACGAAACCCTCTTCTGACTCGGTTGGCTTTGGGGCAGCTTGAAGCTCTAGTGCTTCATCTAACTCAAGTACGTCTTCGTCGGCACTTTCTTCGCTATCTATGTCACCCATATCGTCCATGTCCATATCTTGGACTGAATCTTCGCCTTCTTCTGAAGTCATGAGTGTTTCAAACTCGGCCATTAGCTCGTCGAGTTTGTCTTCAACATCAACAACACGGTCTTCTAGTTCTTCGACTTCCTCTTCGGCGTCGTCGTCACTGTCCATAGCGTCATCGCTGTCCATGTCCATGTCCATAGAGTCGGAATCATCATCCGAATCCATTTCCATGCCTTCTTCATCACTTTCGATGTCAGTTATAAAATCATCAGCGGCATCACCACCGAGTTCGTTTTCGTCCTCTTCGGACATGAGGTTTTCATAAATGTCACGGCTTTTTTCCACTACAATTTCGTGGAATAGCTCGCGAGCTTTTGCTTCTTCATCATTGATCACGTATTCGATCAGTCTTTCAAACTTTTCCATTAGATCCTCCAGATATGGCTCGTCTTGATAGTATTTACAAAAATGTCTTGTAAAAGGGGGGTTTAGGGTGTTTTTTTACAAAAAAATGCATAATAACCCTTAATTTGCTGATATATTTAATATATTCTTAAATTTCAAGTGGGGATTCTGTTGACCCATCACTTTGTGAATACTGCCTTTGTATCCTTTGTAATTTTTCTTCTTTTTCGTATGCTCTCATGTCCTGCATTCGACGCAACTTGTTGAGTTGCATTAGAGTAAGACGACTTTTTCTTAAATCATCAAAACCCAATACACTATTATCATCTTCAATATCCTGATAATCATCGGGCGGCATTTCAAACATTTCATTCAAATTCATAACAGATGTATTTAGTACTTTCTTATGTTTCGTCTGCAGCACCGGCGTCTATTTCATCGCCGCCTTCAGCACCAAGATCACCAACATCTTCACCTTCTAAATCTAGGTCGAGTGCATCGGCAGTTTCAATATCTGAATCTATGTCACCGGGCATCATACCTACTGAACGAAGATCTTGTCCCGATGCTTCAGTTTCTTCTGCTTGGTTTTGTTCTTCATTCCAGAGTTTTTCGTTTTCGACTAGTTCTTCTTCAGTCAATCCAAGGAATCGTTTAAGTGCAAATCGCTTACTCATGTAACTCAATCCTTCTACACTTTGGAATGCACTAATTCGGGTGTTATCCAATTCAGCCTGACGATAACTGGCAAAGTTCTGTGGTGGAGTGAAAGCGAGATTGAACAAACTTGCATCAATATTAAATCCTCTCCAACGCAAAAACATCTTGAACTCATCGTCAAGTTTCTCAATTATCAAACGTTGCAACCGTTGGCAATACTGGTTAAAACGATGTTCTTGTATTAGTGCAGTACCTAAGCGTCCATCATTGGATGTTCTTTCAGAATCTTCAGGTCCAGTTGGCAAATAACTTGATGGGACACGCAGTCCTCTTGCAAGTTTATTGTTAAAATATTTAAGGTCGTCTATTTCGCCAAGATTCTGACCACCGGGTAGAACGTCAACCGAACTGCCTCTACCATCTGCTGATTGTGGGAAGAAGTAATCCTCGTGTGTTGAAAGTGGGTTATAACTTGAATCTATAACGTTATCACCGCCACCGTCATTGGTAGGAATTCTACGCTGGTGAATTTCGTTTTTGATTCTCTCAACAAATTGCATTGCAACGTGGCTTGGCATATCGCCTGTGTCTATTTTAAATACACGACGCTCGGGAGCACGTTGAACACGGTAGATAAGAATAGCATCTTCTAAGAGTTCTTTTTGTTTGAACACTTTGAATACCATCTCTAAAATGCTTTGTCCAAATGGCCAGTAAATGTC